TTCAATTGCTAAAGAACCTGCTTGATCAGCAGTTAATCCTAATTCTAATTTTAAATTTGCAGCTCCTTGAATATTTTCTGCACTAAAAGCATTTTGAGCATTTAATCCTATTTCTTCTGTAAGATCAGCTATAGTTTCCAACCTATCTATAGCAGTTGCAGCTCCTTCAAAACTAGCAGCTGCATTAGCTCTAGAAAAATTAGTACCTAATTGACCTGTTAATCTTGAAACACTAACTTGAGCTTTATTAATTTTTAAAAATGCATCTAATATTCCTGTAGCAATAGTAAAAGGATCAAATAGTGCTTGTCCAAAACCTTTAGAAAGAACTGAAAATCCTTTGAGCATGATTTCAGTTTTAGAAAAACTAGCTTCACCTCTTTCGGTCTGTTCAGCCATATCTCGCATAGCCTCGGCTGATTCAGTCATAGCTTTTTGGAAAATACCGCTACGCATACCTAATCTTTCCATTAACGCACCGGTACCTTTTACTAAAGCACCTGTAACCCCCATTCTATCGGTTATGTCATCCTGTATATCTGATTCTGCTTGTCTTTGTGCTATAAGCTTAGCAGTAGTCTTACTCATCGACATAGCTAAAGCTAAACGTTGTGTACTAGATTTAGCATCTTCAAGGCTAAATTTTAGTATGTCCTCTTGAATTCCTAACTGATCTTTTAACTCTTCTGCTCTTTTACCTGTCGCCTCAAGAATTTCTTTTTGGATTTCATTTATCTTATCGTTAGTATCTGAAATCTTTTCTGCAAAAGCAATTTCTTCGGGTCTAGATGTGCTTTTAAGATCATTAATCTCTCTTTCTATATTAAGAGCAATTCTCCTATCTTTATTAATCTGTCTTTGAATATTTCCAGAATTACCTATTTCAACAGTATTTTGAGCTGCTGAACTTTGTAATTGTCTAGCTAAATTAAGAGTTGATCTTTCGGTCTCATTTAAACGCGATCGGATCCCTAACTGATCTTTTAATTCTTCAGTTAACGATCTAGCTTCATTAGTAATTTCAGCAGCAAGTTTGGCATTATCTTTTGCAAACTTATTAAAAGCTGCCTGATTTTTTGGATCAAAATTACTAGGATCTGGTGGTAAGTTGTTATCGCCGTTCGCCATTTATAAAATGAGTTTATTATAAATAGTTAAGGCTCGCTTTATTTGCGAGCCCTTGTACTATAAGAAGGTTTTTTAATTTTACCGCCCTTCATCGTTTTAGCTTTTTTATTAACCTTATCATATTCAGCTTTTTCTTTTTCGTAATGCTCTTGCATTTTTTGGAAAGTAAAATTTCTAAGCCAAATAGGCATGTTGTATACAGTATCGTAATCGTATCCACCTTTGCCGTGAAAAACTATTTCGTGTATTTGAGTAAATATACTAACTCTATACTGCGGCGTCAGGCCAAAGAAAGTTAACCCCAATCGGGATATCTACCCCTCCTTCCGGACCTCCCTCTGGATAAAACTTCATATCTACATCAGGTTGAAAGTCTCTAAGGTAGTTTCTAAAAGCTCTAGAATCTCTAGCTAGAAATTCATTATCCACAAAGGCTCTAACATTTTTTCTATCATTATCTCCATCCACACCTAAAATCATATGTTTTAAACGGGTAGATAATTCTGCTGAAGATTCTTTGTTAATTTTTTTAAGTCCTTTTACTTCTTGGTCTATTTTTGCTTCATCACCGTGAGATAATAATTTAAAAGAAATAACTCTCTTACCTGCTGGTAAAGTAAAATTAAAAGAATTAGAAGTTGCTTTTTTAACTTCTTCGCTTAACGGTTTATTATTTAGTAAAGATAAATCTATAGCTTGTTTCTCACCTCCGTAATCAAATTCATAATCTTTACCGTAACCTAAAATTCTTGCTGCTATTAACAATGCGTTTTTGTCACCAATAAGTATCTCATTGTAATCTATAGTTTTATCAACTATCAATGCCTTTAAAAGCTTATCAATAACTATACCTTTTTCTATATAGTTTTGATTTGTAAGAATATCTTCTTCTTTAGCAGTCATATATTTCATTTCTATGACGCCTTTTGCAAGAGGGGATTCTTTTGCATAAAGTTTACCTTCTGATGGTAAGTCTACTAACTCAGTAGGAAATTTTTGTGTCTGTTCCATAAATTTTATTAATTAAAACTAGTTCTATATATAAATATACGAAGAATTATTTCTTAAAACAACAAAAGCCCGGAAAAACCGAGCTTTATATTATATTTTGGCTGTATTAGTAGTTTAATACGCAGTAATCCATTGCTACTGTCATAGAAAGCTCTACTGCATCAGGAGCTGACCAATCAAAGTCTCCTTGAGACATAGTTTTGATAAACGCTCCTTTGATAATCCATTCGGAAACTACATCTCCTACTGGACCTAGTACATTAAGGGTTAAATCTTTTTTATAAAAATCAGAGTAACCTGCTCGTCCTGTTACAGATTCGTAAGATAGTCTTGCCCACTCCATTACTGCTTGAGCACCTGAAGGTGTAATTGGGTCATATAAGGTCATATCCATATCATTCCATACTCTCTTTCCTCTAATCTTACGGTAAGAATTGATATGATCTAATACTACCTCTCCATCTTCAAATCCTGGAGCTGATACTGTTTTTACCATGAAAGAAGGAATGTTATCCATGTACATGATAAATCTATTCTGTACCTTCGGTTCGAAGGCTCTAAACATAATTTCGTTTGGATCTAATACTGCCATTTTATTTTATATTCTTTATTATAAATATCTTATTTTTAAATTATCCTGCAAATGTTGCTCCTGTTGGCTCAATTGTAAAGTCTAGTACTATAAATTCAGCAGTTTTAGCTGGTTGAATAAATATTTGACCTATTAACTGATTTCTATCAACTACATCGGCTGTGTTATTTGAATCATCCATTACTACTCTGAATGCAAATAAACCTTGTCTCTGAACTACTGATTCTAAGAATGGATTAACATTAGCTAAGAATCTGTTTCTTGTAGTAATAGTATTTTGTTCGAATACTAAAGTTCTTGCTTGATCTCCAATGAATTTTTTCAATTCTATCAATAATCTTCTAACATTTACTCTATCTAATGCAGATGCTTTAGTTTGTAAAGTTTTCTGACCAAATACTGATACTCCTTGACCTGGGAAGGAAGCAATTGGATTAACCTTATTTGAATAAAGTGAATCTCTTTGAGTTCTAGTTAATTTTCTTTCTGCTTGTATTACTCCTGTAATTCCACCTCTAACTAAACCTGCAGGTGCAAACCATGGTGCTGCACTATTATCTGTAAATGCATATACTCCCGGTATTACTACTGATGCAGGTATAAATTCATTACGTCCTGTAGCTGATTGAGTCTGTACCCATGGCCAATAAGCCGCTGCGTAAGAACTATTAAGTAATTTAGCTTGTGTATTAGCTGTAGATACATTTGAACCGTGAGGTACTAAATCTACAACTGCGATACAATCTCCTCTAGTCTCAGCTAATGAAATTATACTATCTAATTGAGCACTGTGACCTGTTAAGGAATAAACTAATCCTGGAGCAGAAATTATATTAAACTGATAGTCGTCAGTATTTTCTAATACTGAAATTATGTTTGTATAGTCTCCAACTTCTAATCCTTGAGTATTAGCTGCTGCAATATTTTTAAAGTGTAGGTTACTTTCAGTATCCCCTCCTAAGCCTCTAACTATATTACCTGTTGCTCCGTGGAATGAACCAGATTGAGCAATTGGAAGTGAAGCTGAATATGAAACATTTTGTGAATCTACCCCTACTGTTAACCCATCAGTTCCTAAATAGTTAAGAGTTTGAAGATTAACTTGAGATACTCTAACAAAATTAGATTTATTAACATACTCTCCTATAGTTTTGACGTAGTTTTCACCTGAGTCAAGCTCTTGATATTGAGTACCGATGGCTTTCTCTATATAGGAATCAGCATTAGGGTCTAAAGAAACATTATTAAACGTTTCTAATACTACTTTATTTTTAGTATTGTCGTCTCCTCTTCTTATACTTACTGTGAAAGTACCTAACTCACTATTAACGTTAGAAATTTGATATCTTAAATTATCAGCTGAACCTGATACTAATGATCCGTCAGAGTTATGTACTCCTGCATCAGCTGCATTTATTGAATTATTATAAATTACACCTGTACCTAAAGTCTCTAATAAGAAAGAATCACTAGTAGCTGTTGTAGTATCGGTACCTCCTGCTAAAGTAAACATATTTCCTGATACTGGGTCTCCTCCTGCGGCTGATCCACTACTAATAGTAAGTGAGTTACCAGGAGTTCCAGCTGTTGATGCATCTATTTTTAAAGTTGTTGCTGCTGCTCCTAAATCTACATCGAAAGGTACTACTGCTGAAACTGCTCCAGAATTTACTACTGCTCCAAAATTATCTATAAATGTTGCAACAGAAGTTCCTACATCGAAGAAGAAGTTAAAGTTTTCAGTATCTTGATCTGGTAAAATTGCTCCATTAGTAATACCCGTAAAATTATAAGTAATACTAGTAGAGGCATCTACTACTTGGAATTCTTGTCCTGCTACTGGTGCTACAGTAAGTGCTTTGTTACCTGTTGCTGTAGCATCACCAGTTGCTACTGTAGTATTCGCAATAGTGGAAGAAGTAGCTCTAGTAAAAGAACCTGATACGACTCTAGATACTAAGACTGAGTTACCACCTTGTTGAAAATAATTTTTTACTGCTATTGAAGTTAAAAATTCAAAAGAGCTAGATCCTGAGGCAAAAGTAGTACCAAATTTTCTTACGTAATCGTTAAACGATGTAACTATGGTAGGAACTTCTACTGGTCCTTTTACCGTAGGTCCTATGATTGCTGCTCCTGCTGCTACAGGGGCTGGTTGAATAAATGAAATATCATTTTCTCTTGTGAATACACCTGGAGAGATAATTGTTTCTGCCATGTTTGATGAAGTTTATTAAAATGTCTTTTATAAATATCTGCTAATTTTGTAAACCATTCCTGCATACTACAGGTAGTTATCTGTATATAAATAGGGAGGGAAGGTGCAAAACCTTCCCCCTTAGTAGATATAAAACTATTTTAATTTATTCAACCGTTGGTACAACCTCTTTTTCAGTTTCTTGTTGCTCTGGGATAAATTCTTCTCTTGCTAAATCTATAGAACCTCTACCGTATTTGTCTTCTAACTCTTTAATTAATTTATTTTCTAAATCTTTAGTTTCATTTAAGTAGTTTTCTACATTTACTCTCCGATCTTTTAAATCAATTTCAGCTAATGATAATTGCCCTAATTCAGTTTTTACTGCTTGCATCCTATTTTGAATGTCTTTGATTTGCTCTAATTCTTTTTTTGATAACTTTTTGTTTGCCATTTTTATAATATTAATTAATTAATTTATGTATACATCTATAAATATAGTACTTTAAATTTAAATAAGCAACTATATTTTATAAGTTTCTAGATTATTTGAATTTCTTTCAATGTTAATAGCATTACATGAAGGATATGGATTAGAATTAGCATAATCATTAATTATAGTTCTTTTACAGTGATTTAAACCCATAATTAATTTATCATAAGGTATTTCTTTTTCAAATAATTCAATTATCGTTTTTTGCATATCTTCTTGAGGTCTGCTGGTAGTTAGTACTACTTGTGTTTTACCTTCGTTGTATAATTTTCTTAACCATTTAATATTTTTAAGAAGTGGCTTTCCATTACCAATATAAGGAGGAAATTTATATGAAGTGTTTTTAACTAATGTACCGTCTATATCTACAAATAGGGTATTATATTGTGCTTTATAGTTATTCCAATCTTCTAAGGTGCCCCAATCTTTGTAATTGTTGCAAACTTGACCGTAAAAAATCTGCTCTTTCAGCATCATATCATAAATTATATTACTTATATAACATTCACCTTTCATATCTTTTATAGATTCAAAACTTTGTATAAAATCGGCTGCTGAATTAAACGAATATCCTCCTATGGAAAAAGTAGGGCTTATTATTGTTTTTTCTACTATATTAGTTATTACATTATTTTCATCAAGCTGTATATAACTCTTATTACTTGGATTAATATTAGTAGTTTTATGAAGATTATAATATGAAACTTTATTTTTAGTATCTTTAAAAGTACAACCAAAAAAATTGTCTGAATCTTTTACTGTGATAAATCCTTTTATATCTTTTTTTACTAATGCTTTATATATAGTTTCAGATTGAGAAGTTGTTTGATTTTTTAAATATATTATCTCCGTTTTATTTTGTAGATTTAAATGATTCAGCTCTTGTTTAAATCCTTTTTCAAAACTATATTTATCTTGATGCTCTTTTAACGCAATAAAATAAATTTTATCAAAAAAATCTAAATTAAATCCTCTAATACTTTCTATAGCCATAAAATAACCACTCTTAGGATGAGTTAACATCCATTTAGGTCTTGTATTAGGGAATCTTGTAGATTTACCTGCTATAGGAACTAGTAAACTCTTCATAATGCTTTGAACTAATTATATTATTATTTAAAACTACTTTTTGCTTATCGGTTTTTATATAAGGTTCTATTCTCAACCAATTTAAGATAGTAATAAAATTTGTAAATTCCAAATTATAATACTGTTTAAATCTTAAATATACCTTATCCCACAGGTAATTGAAGCTTTGCCTTATCCTTAAATTACTTTCATTAATATCTAAAATCCATTCATAGTAAATATCTTGTTTTAATTTTACCATATCTACTAACACCGTTTCTACATAAGAATCTAAAAAATCTATACAAGATATATTACCTTTAAAAAATATCATATTTGCAACAGTAAAATCCCCATGACAGGATGATTTTGGAATATTATTGAATTGTAAAGAATTAATTTTATGCACAATGTAGTTTATATAGTTACTATACGAAGACTGTTTTTTTACTTTATTAAATTTATCTATTAATAAAGATTTAATATCGTTGTTTGAATAGCTTTCTGATAATGAAAGGACTTTTTCAAAGTAATCTATACATATATTAGCTATATTATCTAAATCTTGTTTGTTACATTTACTAAAAAACTCATTATAACTTTCTCCAGGAATATATTCCATATCAAAATATTCATCAGTAAAATGTGTTATATTAGGTGTAGAGAGTTTACTAAAATTATTCTTAGTAAATGCTAACTGTTTTTCAATTTGAAGTTTGAATCTATCCTTAAAATGCTTACCAGGAGAATATTTTCTTATAATACCTTTGTCTAAAATTTTCAATCTAGATCCTGAAAGTCCTATATTAATATCCGTCTTCATGCCATCTTTCATGAAACTGAGTGTATTGATTACTGTAGGGATATTTAGCCCAGTTATATTTATCCCATTCTAGATTTATACCTTCTTTAGGAAAAGATTTAAATACTTTTTTAGTCAGTTTATTACTTAATTCTAATGCTTCTTTGTAATTAGCAGAATCATCATAAAGGTATAACTCAGGTTTAAGTAACCATTTTTTTATTCTTTCGTCAAAATTAGAGCAATAATGACTACCTATATACGATTCAGTTCTAATATAACAATCATAATATTTCCAATAATCTTCTCTTTTCATTTTTACCCTTTCTTCGATACTGCTATGCTCTAATGGTATGTTAAATAATTCTATTAGATCTTCTCTATTGCCCCAAAAGACATGATCTCTAGGGTGAAAAGGAAAAGCATAGAAATTGCCTGCAACTAATATTCTATTTTTAGGAAATGAACTATCATTTTCATAACTAATTTTCTTTTCTTTATTTTCGTTAAAAAAATTATACATTTTTTGCATACTTTCGTTATCGTATCTTTGATCATTACGCATTTTAACTACAAAAGTACTAGTTGAACTCTTTACTCCGTTTAAGGAAGAAACTAATTGTAAATTTCTATTACCTGTGCCGTTGGAAGAAGGGTAATTATTCTTAATAAATTTTATACTGTCAAAATTATCTGTAGGAATATTATCGTCAACCCAACAAGAAATTATTATATTATCTACAAATGGTAATTTTAAGTATTGTTTAGCAGTCTCTAAACTATATTCTGAATATTTACCTTGAAGTATTATATCTATTTTTTCATTATTATCATAATTTAATAAATTAAATTTAGTTATATTTTCTTTTGCTAGTTTTTTGAATTTAGGGGAAATATTAGGATGATTATAAGTTTCCAACCAAAGTTTTTTACTATATTCTCTTTGCCCTACATACCAACTACTAAATGCTTTTTGTAAAAGAAGGGCAAAGTCTCCTGGGTATTCAACTTCAGTTCTTAAATCAGGTAAATTAAAATCGCATAATTCTAATCCTACACTTGCATAGTAGAAACACTCTTTCCACTCTTCCTTTTTTTCGTGTAAAATAGATAATAAGTAATAAGCTTCAGGCCTTTTAGGGGAGTATGTAATAGCTGTTAAAAGTTGTTGTTGCTCATACCAAGGTCTTCTTTCGGTTCTGTGTAACATTAACCATGTCTTTAAAAGACATTCGTAAACTAAATCCTTATCTTCTGAGATTTCAGCGCATCTTAAATAATATGATAATGCAGCTGCATTTTGTCCTATTTTTTCATATTCGTATGCTAACCAGTAATTGTTATCGGGGTTACTAGGATCACTAACATACTTATCAATAAAGGGCTGTAATTTACTTTCTACCATCTTTTATATAAACGTTTAATTGTGCTCTAGTTTTTTCACCCCAGCTAAAATTCTTTAACCATTCATCATCGTTCATATGAATAGAAACATCAGTTCCTTCTCTATTTTCGACAATGTAATTATCTTTATTTAGTAAGTACAGATCTCTAAAGATATAAAAACTATCTAATGCTGCAGGTACTCCCCAAAGGTGAAATTCGGCTGCTATATGTTTAACATTATTACTAATCCAATCTTTATTTTCTTTGTTAAAAATAAAATATTCTCCTCCTTCAGAATCACATTTTAAAAAATCTATTTTATCTATATTATATTTTCTAATAATATCTTTAAATTTAATATTATCATACGTAGAGCCTGAGTTGTCGTATATATTAATTTCGTCGTTATAGTTAAATTTATTATTTTTAGAATTATTATCAGCTAACCTATAATTTATAATTTCTTTATTACTAAAATTACTAAGATTTTTTTCTAAAGTAGGTAGCAGTAATTTAGAAGGTTCTATACTATAAACTTTTTTAGGATTTTGTTTTAATGCTTTATATGAAAAAGCTCCTACGTTTGCACCAACATCTAAAACAGTATCGTTCTCTTTAACTTTAAAATGCTTTTGGTAGATACCGTCTTCAAATATTTCTTTATTAATTATTTTAGAAAGATAAGGTTCGTTTGAATCCCAACTAAAATCTGGGTATTTGCATTTAAAGTCTAAATCTTTTTGTAAATCTTCGTATTCTAATTTTTCTAATATTTTCTCAGGCATTTTTAAAACATATGCTGCATTATCTTGATATCCATAAGTTATTAAAAAATTATTTTCTTTTATTGCTAAACCACAGCTAAATTCAATTTGAGTATCCATAAACTTAAACGGTTTGGATAATTTAGCTAAATTCCAATTTTTATCCCAAAAAATGAACCTATGGTAGTATTTAGCATCTTTAGTATTGCCTTCATTTATCCAGTAGTTGCATTCATGAGTAATAGTTAGATAATAGTCTTTGTATTTTACTACTTGAGAACCTCCTCTTAAACCTCTTTCTGTATAATATTCATAACTCTTGTTAATAACTGTTTCGCAAGTAATAGTTGTTAAAATTCCTTCTTTTACTTTGACTCTAGATTTATTATTAGGATCTACTTTAACTATTTGTAAAGGATTAGCCCATCTGATATAATGATAAGGCATATCTAGTATAGGCATCCAGTTCTTTTCTAAGTAAGTATGAGGTTCTACTTCTATTCTTAATCTCGAAACTTCTTTATATTTACCATCTTCAAACCTTATTTCACATAATTCCATCCTACCTTCACCATCATCTTTTACATCTCTTCTAACTCCACTAACAAATAACTTATCCTCCCATCTAAAAATACGGGAATCTTCTAAACCTATAAATTCCCATATAGGTTTAATATCATACTCAGAAGTATCGATTTTCTTGTATTCTTTAATATATAAAGTATCTGGGTCTAATTTGCAAAGGTAGTTCCCGGTTTTAAGGCAAATATCGTCTTCAGGATTAAGGTATGCTAAACAACCCCATCCGCTATAAAACTTCTGTTCAAACTCACTATGATATAGAGAATAGTGTACATGTCTTAAGTTTAATAAAATATCACCATTATCATCTATAAAGATAGAAGAATTACAGAGACCCGTACCATCAATGAGATTACCAGGGATAATGGAAGGAGATATACTACCGCCATTATCTAAGCATAACTTAGCTAAATTTTTAATCATCTTATCTATAGTGAGAACCTCCTAACCATAAAACAAATGAACGTCTTGTCCCTTTAGTAATAGGAGTAACTCTATGTAGCATATATGAAGGAAACATAAATACTGAACCTGCTCCTTTATGTGCTTTTGTAGCATGCTCTTCTGAACCTGCTGTCCATAGTTCTAAATCTCCTCCTTCGTATTCAGAAGGATCAGATAATTGAACTGTAATTGAAATTTTTCTTACTGACATATTACCTGGTCCTATGTCTTGATGCCAAGTATAATGCCCTCCTTCTTCAGCATGGTATTCAGTATATTGTATTTTCTCAGATAATGAAGTTAAATCGAATTTCCATAGACAGTCGTTTGCCTCTTTAGACATATCATGAAGTTTTTCATATAACCACCACCAGTTTTCATCTTGAGGTATCCATCTAACCTTTGAAGAACGTATATCATCTTTACCACCTCCTACAGTTGTAGCTTTTTTTTCCTCTAATGACTCAATACCTTTAGCAATTTTGTCTAATTCTTTTTGATTAAAACCTTCTTTAAAAAAATAATAATTAGTAGGGTCTGTTGCTTCCCTATCGAAATTGTAACTTATAAACATGTTTGAACTTTTAAATTAATATATAATATAAGAAAACTAATTGAAGTTTCCAACTTTTTTTTATTTTTTTACGATACTCCAGATACTTTCCCAATATTAGCAGTTGCTACACCGATTACTGTAGCTATATTAGCTGATGCAACGCCTGCTACGTTATTACTATAACCGGCAGCACTATAGGTAAGTTCTATTTTTATTGGATTGACCGGGTCTAAGAATTCTACTGCGCCGGTTTCGTTTTTGCCTAATGAAGGACTATCGCCGTCATAATCGTAATCTGATTCTATAAGAACACAGTTTAAGTACCCATTAGCATTCATATCAGATATTGCTTGAGCATTTAGCGCATAATCGTTATACCCACCACTCCAGGTTAATGCTGTTGAAGAATAAGCTGTTGAATAATCAAGGTTTGAAAAATCAGATGTACTTACAGTTGTAGTAGATCCATTACCCCCCCATGCTGATCCTTTAACTATAATACTGTCTGCTGAAGTAGAAGAAGACCAGTTATATATCTTTAATGTAGCTGCTGTTATAGTTCCTCCGCTAGTTTCTGTATCTAGATCGTCAAAAAATAGAAAAACTCTTATAGCTTTTCCTAAAACACTTCCACCTCTACCCGAAGTAAGCGATGCGGCAAAACCTGGATTCACTGAAGAGTTACTAGTTTTTGTGTCTGCAAATGTACCTGTAGATGCGTTTCTTACCTGACTTAACCAGTTTATAAGTGGTGATGTAATTTGATTACCTACTTGACCCTGCAATGTTGCATCTACTGTTACTGTTGGCATATTTTAAAACTGTTTTTTAGGTAGAAAATACTTACTTGAATTAAAATAAGAATTTTCAGAAGAGGTTATATTAAATTCTTGATATTGTATATTATCAAATTGAAAGATACTCTCACTTGTCGGAAGAGTATTCCAAAACGTTACTTTAGCTCCTGATTTTACAAGCTGTGTTAAGGAAGATGAAAAGTATGGTGAATGCTCATCACCGTATGTATCATAAAATACTCCATCATAAGTTGATAGTATATCTAGATTATCATACCAGCTACCTGTCACTATACTTACATTAGGTTTATCTGCAGCCCAAGATTGAGCTTTTGCTATAATTTGAGGATGACTTTCTACTATAGTATGAGATGATATAGAATGAGATTGAATATATCCTGCCGATATACCCATACCAAATCCTATCTCTAGAATATCTCCTCCATTTTCAGTAACGTATGCAGCTGAACCTGACATAAGGTCATGTTCCCAGTCCATCATTACTTCTTGTTCTATGCCATTTTGTAGATAGTAAATTCTATCGTCTTCAAAAGTTAGGCTTTGTGAGAGGTAAAACATATTATTTTTTATTAAGCTATTTCTACCCAAGAACCGTCTGGGTTAAAGTATATTACTTCATCTTCTGCATCTAGTACGTGTCCAATTATTCTTACTACGTTTCCTGATGTAGATGGTGCTGTACCGGTTATTTCACCTTCAGTTGCTGCACTCAAATATAAAGGATTACCAGCATTTACTCCTGTTATAGCAAACGTAGAAGTAAATCTTGCGACTCCTCTTACTAACATCCCTACTTCGTTTGCAGTACCGGAACCTAAAGCTAATGCTAACATACCTGTTGAATCAGAAGTAGTATCTGCATGTGCTTCATCCCAGAATTGATTATTAGGAGCTAGCTGTTCTAATTCATATACTTTTCCTGCAGATACAGTACCGGTTCCCCAATATAGTATTTCACCAGCGGCTTCTGCAGTACCTAAAATAGTATTAGGTGTCCCCTGAGAGTTATCAAATGCATAAAAACTAAGGTTATTAACAAAAGTAGTGCAGCTTCCTTGAGAAGTTATATTACTACCTACTATATTAGAATTAGAATGATTTAATACATTACTAGTACCACCTAATATTGCTGAATTTTGAGAACCACTAATACAGTTATCATAACCTCCTGCTATAGCTGAATTTTCTGAGTTAAGTATACAGCCGAGAGCTCCAGCACCGATAAAGTTATAATTTTCATAAGTTGGTCCACCTGTAATACAGTTACCAGCTCCACCGGCTATCGCTACTCTTATAGAATTAGTAATTACATTACCTGTTCCACCACCAATGAAACTAGCATTCAGAGCTGCTGCATTGTGTGTAATAACATTTTCTTTTCCTCCACCAATCATAGATCCACCTCCTGATAGTACGTCATTCTCTCTACCTCCTGCTACTGTTCCGCAAGCACCTGTTACACAGTTTTGATAACCACCGCCGATAGTTGCACAAGTCCCAGTTGTACAGTTACCTGATCCACCTCCTATAGCACCTAATGCAGCGGTAACGCAATTATTATATCCACCGGCTATAACTCCACAACCTGCAGTTACAGCATTTGTATACCCTCCTGCTATGGTAACATAACTGTTATTTGAACAGTTAGATCTACCTCCTCCTACTACTGAATAATCACCGTCTACTCTATTGGCACAACCACCTCCTATGACAGTATGATCATGATTTGTACATATAGTATTATTATGACCACCGCCAATTACTGCACAATGGCCTCCTGAGTTAATACAGTTACCTTCACCTCCTGTAATAACAGAATTATCCCCTTGATTTTCATTTGTATTACCAGCTCCTATAAAAGCACAATCTCCATTATTAGTATTATCATGCCCTCCAGCAATAGTTGCTTGACAAGTACCCATAGTAATAGTATGATCACTACCGCCTAATACTGCTGATAAATTACCAAGATTTGATGTACTACCACTAGTAAAATTTATTCTATCAGAATTACTCATACCTACGGTCAATGACCCTACTACTGTTAATGTAGAACCATCAAAGGTTAAATTTGATTCACCAGTTACTGTACCATCACCGTCAGCAGTAATTACTCTATCGTTAGTATCTCCTGAAATGCTTAAAGCACCAGTTGGTCCTTGAGGACCTGCTCCAATCGGACCTTGACTACCTGTTGATCCAGTCGGACCTTGACTTCCGGTTGATCCAGTCGGACCTTGACTACCTGTTGATCCAGTCGGACCTTGACTTCCGGTTGATCCAGTCGGACCTTGACTACCTGTTGGTCCTGTTGGACCTTGACTACCTGTTGGTCCTGTTGGACCTTGAGATCCGG